TAGAAAGGCTTGTGCCACCTGCCTCACCCCCGACCACGCCGAAACCATTTCCCCCTTTCGGGTAAATTGGGTACTGCTTGGCCATATCCTTAACGCCAAAAAAGCCTAAGCTATGGAATGGACACGACTTACCAAATACACGATGCCGATTCCGATGGAGGAGGTATTCCTTGCCCTTGAAGACGGCAACTACGCAGTTGGATGGCTGACCAAAGGCCAAATCACGTTCACCAACATTCACGGCGAAGCGTGGTGGACGCATGAAGTAACCGCTTGGATGTATCCTAAAAAACCATAACCATGACCCCAGCACTCATCAACCATATCGTTGACACCACCGCAATGGTACTCGGAATCAGCCGTGAAGCCATCTGCTCCAGTAGTCGCAAGCGGGCAAACGTCATCGCTCGCAACATCATCACCGACGTTGCCTACAACGACTTCCTGTTCAAGTACCACGAAATCGGGGCAGTTCTCAAGCGCAATCACTCCACGCTCATCAAGAACAAACTATCCTATGAGCAGGACATCATCGCAACCCCCGAAATCAAGTATATCCGCAGACAAGTTTTACACAATGCGCAGGATTTTTTGTTAAATCTTTACGGAGGCTATACTTCTAAGTAGGTGCGACTTAGGTCGTCGGTCAGCCCCCGATAATAGGCAAGACCGTGAGATTCGGACGGGGGGGTGCTTCAGTGCATCCCCCTATTTTTTTGCATACCTTTGCATATGCAGTCAGCCGAAACCGTAATCCTTGACCTCTACCGTTCAGGCGAAATCAAGAAGGCGTGTATTACCATCACAGGCGGCGACCCGCTTTGGCGTGACTTGGAGCAGGAATGCGTCCTTATTCTACTGGAGAAAGACCCCGACAAAATCCTGCAAATCCATGGGCAGGGGTACTTCAAGTTCTACGTCGTGCGTCTGCTCCTGAACCTGTACCGGGGCAAGAACAACCAATTTGCGCAGAAGTACAGGCATCACGACATCACGGAGGAAATCAACCCAAACGCTGATATGACCCATGAAGAGTACAGTTCCCTCGTTGATGATATGTGGGCCATTGCCGAATCGGAGATGGATTCATGGGCCAAGGAGGGGGCGTTTCCGTATGACAAGGAACTGCTGAAACTGCACATGGCGACAGGGAACATGAAGAAACTATCCCGTGACACAGGCATCCCCTATCGTTCGGTCATCTATTCCATCGAGCAAGCCAAGGCCAAAATCAAAGCCGCAATCCTCAAAACCCATGGACGTACTGATATTCCCGCTGCTCGTCAGTAGCCTTGCCGCCCTCGCCATTGCCGAGTACCACGTCCTGCCCGCTTGGTGGTATCGCACTTGGCTCGGCAGGCACAAGCCGTTCAGCTGCATCACCTGCCTCTCGTTTTGGCTCGGGGCTTGCCTGACCCTGCTGACCTGCGATTGGATGCTTGCGCCTGTGTACGGCCTCGCCTCGGCAGGGCTTACCGTTGTCATCCTGCAACTGACCAACCGATGACCCAAGACGAGTACATCCTCGCAACCAAGCACCGCCACTATTGGGAGCAGTACCAAGCATCCCTGTTCATGCGACTATCCCCCGAAGCCGTTGGCGACCTGCAGGCTATCCTCGTGGCTCATGGCAGACCCAACACGAATTGGTGGTGTGCCGACTGCGTAAAATCTGCCCTCTCCTACATTTACGAACAGGCGGACACCTTCGCCCAAGAAAATCAGCAGACCGTTACCCATGCCCTTACCAGTTCCTCAAAGCAATGAGAGCAGCGACCAATTCCTCGGTCGTTGTATGTCCGATTCCAAGACCAGAGCAGAGTTCCCCGATGCCCAGCAACGGTTGGCAGTATGCGGCAACCTCTACGCTAATCACAAGCGGCAGGCCTTCGAATCCTACGCCGATTATGGCGAAGGTGTCAGGAACAACGCAAAGCGAGGTATCGAACTCAACGAGCGGAATGGCAACAAGTGTGCTACCCAAACTGGCAAGGTCAGGGCGCAGCAGCTTGCAAGCGGTGAGGCCATCTCACTCGCTACCATCAAACGTATGCATTCCTACCTATCAAGGGCAGAAACTTACTACGATAACGCTGACAGTACAAGCGACTGCGGGTACATCTCATACCTCCTTTGGGGTGGGAAGGCAGCCCTCGGCTGGAGCAGAAACAAACTCCGAGAACTTGGCGAACTCGACTAAGGCTCCAAGCAACGAGGCGCAAGTCCAAGCGCGGATGGATTCGCTGATGATGGTGATAACCACCCTCTGCGACTGCATTGGTGCTGTGGATGAATCCAACTCGCCCAACGCTTTTGCAGTGAAGATGAAAATTGTGGACAAGATTGACGCACTCATAGACAAAATCGAGTACTAATGGAACGAGGAAGGCCAAGGTCGTTTGCAACACCCCAAGACCTTTGGGATGAGTTCGTGGAATACTGCGACAAAACCAAGGAGCAACCCATTCTCGTGAAGGATTGGATTGGGCCAAAAGCCGTGCAGGTCTATCGGGAAAAGGAAGCCCCATTGACCATGGAAGGGTTCAAACTACACCTTTGGGATAAGGGCATCGCTGATGGGGGAAGGGACTATTTCAGCAACAAGGGGGGAGCATACGAAGATTTTTCCGCAATCTGCTCCCGCATAAAGGAAGCCATCCGAGCTGACCAAATCAAAGGCGGCATGGCGGGCATCTACAACCCCTCCATCACGCAACGGCTGAACGGTCTTGTAGAGAAGCAGGAAACTAGTATTCACATCGAGCAACCCCTATTCCCCGACAATGGCTGAACGCTTAACCCTGCATCATGGCGACTGCCTTGAGGTGCTTCGCTCACTACCTGACTGCTCCGTTGATTCGGTTGTAACCGACCCTCCTTACGGGTTGTCCTTCATGGGCAAGCGGTGGGACTACGATGTGCCAAGCGTTGAGGTTTGGGCCGAGTGCCTTCGGGTCTTGAAGCCTGGCGGTCATCTTCTTGCGTTTGCAGGAACGAGGACGCAGCACCGAATGGCGGTAAGGATTGAGGACGCAGGCTTTGAGATTCGGGACATGATTGCTTGGGTGTACGGGTCGGGGTTTCCGAAGTCGTTGGACGTTAGCAAGGCGATTGATAAAATGGATGCAGCGCAAGAGCAACAGGCGAGGCGATACCGATTCACGGAATGGGTCAGGTCAACTGGAGTAACGGCACGAAAAATTAATGATGCTACAGAAACAGAGATGGGTAATCACTATACTACCCATCCTACACAACCAGCAATAATGACCCGTGAGCATTTGGAGGCTTGCCGTCATTTGCTTGGCAAGATTCCTGAATGGGTAGAACGTGAAGCAGACATTCGCAGCGTTGAGAGCAAGAACTTTGCCGAGCGTGAGGTGGTGGGTTATGAAGAAATGGTCGACACAACAAAGGTCCGAATGGGATTTGCTGGAAGCAGATACAACAATGAAGAATCAACCAATCGCATCGTTTCCATCACTGCCCCCGCCACCCCCGAAGCAAAGCAATGGGAAGGCTGGGGGACTGCACTCAAACCAGCACTTGAACCGATTACGGTGGCTCGGAAGCCCTTGATTGGCACGGTAGCCGAGAACGTCCTGCAACACGGGACGGGTGCGATTAACGTGGATGGGGGAAGGGTGGGAACGGACGGGGGAACATCAAGAAGCGGTCAGGCAGAATACCCAAAAAAGGCGGACGGAACTGAGGATAGAAGCCAATCATGGGCAAGGACGGGACATAAAATTGCCACAATAAACGCTGGCCGATGGCCTGCCAACTTCATCCACGATGGTAGCGAGGAAGCTACCGACCTGCTTGGGGCTTCGGCTCGCTTCTTCTACTGCGCCAAAGCAAGCAAAGCGGATAGGGGCGAAAACCACCACCCAACCGTAAAGCCCACCGACCTCATGCGATACCTCTGCCGACTTGTAACCCCGCCAAGCGGAATCGTCCTCGACCCTTTCATGGGGTCAGGCTCAACAGGCAAGGCAGCGATGCTGGAAGGCTTTGCGTTTGTCGGGATAGAGCGGGAAGCGGAGTACATAGAGATAGCAAAAGCACGGATTCCAAATGGCTGATTCAATCGTTGAGGGGGTCATTGACCAATTCAGGACAAGAGCCGAGCAAGGCAAAGCGAAGTATGGCACGACTATGGACCGCAACGACCTGACTCGGATGGAGTGGATTCAGCATCTACAAGAGGAACTAATGGATGCGGTGGTTTATTTGGAGAAAGTTAAGCAGACGGGTGGAGTTTAGGTACACGACCGCCATCAAAAAGATTCGGGCCATGCAGGCTCGGAAGAAAGTCATCCAAGGCGGCACGTCTGCGAGCAAAACCTTCGGCATCCTTGCGGTGCTAATTGACCACGCCGCCAAGCATCCAAAATCGGAAATATCGGTCGTGTCCGAATCCGTGCCGCACCTACGCAGGGGAGCGATTAAGGACTTCGCCAAAATCATGCAATGGACACACAGGTGGGTTCCCGATAGGTGGAACAAGACGCTACTGCAGTACAACTTCGCTAACGGTAGCACCATTGAGTTCTTCTCTGCTGATTCCGAGGCAAGGCTTCGGGGAGCAAGGCGGCAAATCCTCTACATCAACGAGGCCAACAACATCGACTTTGATTCGTACTACCAGCTTGCAATCCGTACATCACAGGAGATATTCATCGACTTCAACCCCACGCATGAGTTCTGGGCGCACACGGAAGTCCTGCCCGAAACCGATGCGGAGTTCCTAATCTTGACATACCAGGATAACGAGGCCCTGCCTGATACGATTCGAAACGATATTGAACTAAACCGAGCCAAAGCCGAAACCTCCGCCTATTGGGCGAATTGGTGGAAGGTGTACGGCATGGGTCAGGTTGGAACGCTTCAGGGTGCGATATACGGCGACTTCTCGGTAGTTGAGGGCATAGACCCATCCACAATGAAATTCGTCGCCTACGGCCTCGATTGGGGCTTTAGCAACGACCCCACGGCATTGGTCGCCGTGTACCGCAGGGGTGATGACCTGTTCGTGCATGAACTCCTGTACAACCGTGGCCTCACCAACTCCGACATCGCCGCCAAGCTGAAGGAGTTCGGCATTACGAGGGCGTGGGAGATTGTGGCTGATAGCGCAGAACCCAAGAGCATTGAGGAAATCTATCGGCTCGGATTCAACATCAAGCCAGCAAGCAAAGGGCCCGATAGCGTCAGGCAGGGTATTGACATCGTCAAGCGCTTCAACCTGCACGTCACCAAGGATAGCACCAACCTCATCAAGGAACTCCGCTCGTACACTTGGGCGACCGACAAAGACGGCAAGGATACAGGAGTGCCGATTGATTCGTACAACCACGCCTGCGATGCCCTGCGCTATGTGGCTCTCAATAAACTTGCGGTCAGTAACTCGGGGAAGTATTTGGTGGTGTAACTTTACCCCCATGAACCTCGAATCCTTCCTTGATTTGCTTTTGATTTTTGGCAGATTCGCCCTGTTATTGGTCTTGTTATTTGCAATCGCTTCCCTATGAAAATCATCCACTACTATCACATCTACTGCGGAGGCGGCGGCCAATGGCAACTTATCATGAACCAGCACATGATGGCCCTGTGCAATTACGGCCTGATAGAGCAGTTGGACGAGATTCGTGTCGGCATCGTTGGGCCGCCAGAACAGAGGAAGGCAGTCAAGGAAATACTTGACAATTCGCTGATAAAAGACAAGGTAAAGGTTGTCGTTACTCGTACCAACGCTTGGGAGCAGGCCACCCTGACCGAGATGTACAAGGCAAGCCAAACTGAGGATGCGGCGTACCTGTACGCTCATACCAAGGGCAGTTCCGACCCATCACTGATAAACCAACTGTGGTGCAGGTCGATGATTTTCTTCAATGTCGTGGCTTGGGAACGGTGCCTTGCCGAACTCGCCAATGTTGACTGCGTTGGTGCATATTGGTTGACCAAGGAGGAATTTCCGCAAATCGCTGACCACAACAACCCCGACGGCTATCCCTACTTCGCTGGCACGTTTTGGTGGGCCAAGTCGAGCCACATCCGAGAACTCGGAGAACCCGTCCGTGAACACCGCTGGCAAGCCGAGCATTGGATTGGTAAGAGGGAAGGGATGACCGTGTACAACTCCTGCAAGGGATGGCCTGCGCCTGATAAATTTGTCGTTACTTTTTAGCCATGCTTATCAATATCGTCACCCCGTGCAGTAGGCCCGAAAACCTCAAAGCCAT